CTGGCCTCAGGCGCGCCAGTGGTCGTGACCAACTACGACAACTTGCAGTGGCTGTCTGAGCAGAAGCTTGACTTCGATGCGGTCGTGTTCGACGAGCTGACGCGGCTCAAGAACCCATCAGGCAAACGGTTCAAGGCGCTGCACAAGGTCATCGAGCCCATGCAGATCCGCTGGGGGTTGACGGGCAGCTTCACGTCCAACGGCCTTGAAGACGTGTTCGGTCAATGCAAGATCGTCGACCAACAGATGCTCGGCCGCAGCAAGGGCGCGTTCCTGCAGCAATACTTCCACTGCGTCAACCGCGAGTACAGCGATTACGTGCCGCTCCCGGGCGCGCTCAACGCGGTCATGCAACGCATCCGCCCGTGGACGTACGTCTTGGAGTCGCACGAGTACCGCGACACCCTGCCGCCGCTGCACACGTTACCGATCAAGCTCCAGATGCCTATGGAGCCCTACAAGACGCTCAAGCGCGAGATGGCGCTCATCTACCCCAACGCCGAGGTCATCGCCGCCAACGCGGCTGCGGTGACGTCCAAACTCCAACAGATGAGCGCGGGGTTTGTCTACGACACGGCCGGACAAACGATCTGGATGTCGGACCACAAGCTCGATGCGGTCGCGGATCTGCACGCCGAGAACCAACGCGCGCCGATGCTCGTCTGGTATCAGTTCAAGGCCGAACTGGCCGCGCTGCAGTCACGCTTCCCACGCCTGCAGACGCTGGTGAACGACGACTCGATCGCGCGGTGGAACGCCGGTCAGATCGAGATGCTGGCGGTCCATCCGCAGTCGGCCGGCCACGGGCTGAACCTGCAAGGCCAGTCGCGCATGGTGTGGCTGTCGCTGCCGTGGTCGCTGGAACTGTACGAGCAGGCGGTCGGGCGCTTGCACCGGGGCGGGCAGCGCCACGACGTGCTGAACTACGTGCTGCTCACACAAGGAACCGTCGACGAGACGGTCTGGAAAGGTTTGCATGAAAAACGAGAGGTATCTGACATGGCATTGGAGGCGCTCAAATGAACCGCTGGAATGAGAAGTTAAAGGCCGCTCGGGCCGAGGCGCGCATACGGCAACGGGAGTTCAACGCCGCTCAGCGCGCGCTGAACCGGGTGTTGGCAGAGGTGGCAAAACTGGAGAAACGATGTGAATTGGCGCGAGCTACAGCGAAAGCTTAATCAACTGACGGAGCAAGAGCTATGGGATCTGATCGAAGCAGAACTGGCGGGCAAACGGCGCGTGACGCTGATCGAGCGTATGCACATGCGGGCAGCAGCATTACGCACTACCCGCGAGCGCCTGGATCTTTTGAAGCGGGCGACGACGTGATGTATGTTCTCGGCGTGGCGACAGACGTCACGCAGACATGGCGGCGTCACGGCTGGGTGCCGCCGTCGGAGCTGCCTGAGTACCAGGCCAAGTGGGCCAAGGCCAAAGAACTAACCCGCATCTCGGAGGTAGGACGTGGTTGATTACAGCGAAGGCTATCTGAACTTGAAGCGCATGGTGGACGACATCTGGCGCGCCATCATGGAAAACGACACGGGGCGCGCGCGCGAGTTGTGCTCGGCTGCTACAGTCGAGGCGCGCCTGTTACGACATCAACTGGGGCTGCAAAGTGGCGACGCACTACGAAAAGATTGAAGAGTTTTTGCGCAAGCGCAAGCGCCCGGTGACAGTCGAGCAGATCTCGCATCACTTTCTTACCCGCACGGCCAACGTGTACTACGCACTTAGGAGACTCAACGATGAAGGCAAAGCAGACTGGGAATATGACCCCAAAACCCGATGCAGAAAGTGGCGCTACGTCCGCCGTACCGTGGCCGTTCCCAAGCCAGCTCATCCCCGCGTCAGCACTTCCTACCCCCACGTACGCGGATATGACGACTGAGTTGGGAGAGCCGCAATGGTAGACATGGTGAACCACCCGCCGCACTACACACGCGGCGGCGTCGAGTGCATCGACGCGCTGGCGTCAGCAACGGTTGATTTGACCGGCATTGAGGCGGTCTGCACCGCCAACGCCATCAAGTACCTGTGGCGCTGGAAGCAGAAGAACGGCGTCGAGGATCTACGGAAGGCTCAGTGGTATATCAACAAGCTCATTGAGACATCCGTAGCGCCGCAGCGCGACCTTCCTCTACGCGACGCGCCCAGCCCCGACCGAACGTGGGCCAAGTGGGAAGCGTCTGCAGGTAGAGAAGACGATTGTCTTGGAACTTGTTGATGACGTCCGCCGCCGGCATGGCAGCGACGGCCTTAAGCGTCATGGGGCCGATCGCGCCGTCCGGCGTCACACCGATCACTTCCTGCAAAAGCTTCGCCGCGCGGCCCGGGCCTGAGTTGATGGCGGTGTCGAAGACCACATAGTCCACGCCCGCCGGCAGCTCATCGCCCTTGACCTTATCCCAATACTTGTCCTTGTAGAGCGGCGACACGTCCTCGGGCGTCAGGTCGCGCATGTCCTGTTCGTCGACTGGATGACCGCACCACTTCTCCCACGTCGCCTTGGTGCAGCCCAAGTTGGTCATGCCGCCTGGGTCGTCCTTGTGGTGGACGAAGCCTCCCTCGTGGTGCAGCACAGCCGCCAGCGCGGCGCTCCAGTTCTCTTTCATTTCTTACCTTCTAGCGTCTCTTGTTTGGCCTTGCTGCCCGCACTGCTTCCAAAGAAGAAGTTCAGGATGGTCGTAATTACCGTCCCGATACACACCCCCAAAAGGGTATCCACAAACCTTAAGTTGTTCGGAGGAATCTCTGTGAAAGTAACCGCAGCAATGTAAGCACAGGAGGTTACAGACCAAAACGTGGCTAGGTACATAACAAATCGTCTAGCGAACATATCGGTCTGATTAAGCGCGGCGATCTGCATCTCTCGCGCGTTGGCGGTGTTGGCGTTCGCTTGCGCGACCATGAATTCCTCATGCTGCATCGCGCGCTCGCGCAGGGACTTGATGTCCGCCTCTGACATATCAGGCTTGAGTTCTACGCCGGTCTTCTCCTGCACGTAGTCGAGCCCCTTGTCCACGACCGCCTGCGCGACTTTGGGTAGATTGTTCTGGATGAGGGTAGATACGATACCTGCAATGATCGGAGCCATCAGTGTGCGACCTCCGAAAGCGTGATCATCATGAAGACGATCGCCAGCATGAACATTACGAAATATTTCACCGGCGAGGCCATGCGTCGATGATGTAGCTGACCAGATGGAACAGGATGATGCCGCCGGTGCCAACGACCACGGCAATCAGCGCCGCTTCTTTTTTCTTCCGCAAGGCTTCCTCTTTGCGTCGTTGTTCGGCAAGCTCTGCTGCCTTGCGGCGTTGGATGATGGCGTTCCGCTCGCGCTGGATCTCTTCCCAGACGTCCGACTGGCCGGACCAGACCAAGAACTGCTGCAGCTCATGGGTCATGTCGCGGATCTTCTTCGCGGCGATGACGCTCTCCAGCGCCTCGCTCATCGCGGACTTTTGTTCTTCTGGCTTGAGCTTGGATCGTTCTTGGGTGGACGCCTTCTGTACGGCGTCTTGCGCGTCGAAGAGCGCCATGAACTCACCCAAGCAGTCCTTGGCGTCGCGGCCGACTTGGATCGCCCGCTTAATGCCCGCCACGGCCGCTTCTGCGGCCGCAAGCGTAGCGGCGATCTCCAACACCATATCAGTGGATCTTTGTCACGAGGCCCAGCAACATTAGAATGATAGCGCCCGCGCTACCGATCAGGATGTGCTCGATACGCTTGATGCGCAGGATCGTCTCTTTCCATCGTTCCGCGCATACCGCTTCATGCGTTGACAAGCGAGCCTCCACTTCGTTTGCTGATGCCATCGTTACCTCGCGAGAGCGTTTTCTACTGATTGTCGTTGCATAAGAAGCTCGTTGCGCGCCGCGATATCGCGCGCAATCACTTCAGCCGCAGGATCGTATCGCGGCATGGTACGGCGCTGACCAAGCGGCGACAGCAGATAATTGCGGACTGCAGCGGACATAACTTGCGGTGCGGCAGCGCCAATAGCGCCGCCCACTGACGCGCCCGGCACACCCGCTACCAACCCACCCAAGCCACCGCCGCCTAAGCCGCCTAAACTGGCCCCCAATACAGTCCCCGCGCCTGGCGCGCCGATCTGACTGGCGGGTTGCATGACGCGCGGAAAAGCACTGGCAAATTCTGCAGCAGTGCGCAACTCGCCAGTCATGTACTTGCCACGTTGCAAAGCGCTCGCCAGCTTGCGAGCATCGACGCTACCTGTGCCTTCGATGATGGCGTCTTCAATGGCATGGCTAATTGCCATTCTCTGCCGCGAGTCGCGAAATTGTTGAAGCATCTGCGCCGCGTCACTGCGTCCGCTGTTTGCAATTGATCGTTGCAACTGGTCTTCTATGGCGTTGACAACATCTCGCTGCGCAAGCGCTAGCTCATTGTCGCCTTTTTTAAAATTACTTTGCGCCTGCTCTCGTAGCGTGCGCATGATCTTTACTGCGTCTTTGGCATCAAAGTTGCCCACCGTGTAGGTGTTTACAAGTTTGCTGACGCTCTCAGGCACCGCGCCCGGAAACGACGCTTCCGGGCCGGTATACTTTTCCTCAATCTTTGCCAAGTTGGCAAGATAGGTATCATCCGTAGCCACTTTACCGACCGACGCCAATGGCTCGTATCCTTTAGCAAATTCTTGCTTGCGTATCTTTTCCATTGCTTCAGATGTGAGCGGCGCAGTCTCCGGGATGCCCACGGCGCGGCGCACCATGTTGCCAATAGTCGCTTGATTGCGCACCGAAGCAAGTTGCTCAAGACGAGTCTTGCCGGCCATCCGCTCCAGCAAGATATTTGGCCCAGTGGGCGACACCGCTCCGGGCGTAACCAGCAGTCCTTCTTTGGCCCCCGCCGTCAACGTAGCGTCTCGCACTGCGTTTTGCAGCAGTTGAGTCGCTTGTTGCTCAGTCGCAGCGCCCTGACGCGCCGCGCGGGCTATGCCCGCCTCACGAGCGGCCGCAGGCGCACCGCCGACGCTGGGGATGTATGGCGGCAAACCGGACGTTGCTTCGCCCAGCGCGCTGACCGCCCGCTGCGCCAGCTCGGACCGAGGCTCGTATTGAAACGGCCGCACAGCGGCCTTGACTTCTGGTGTGGCGCGGGAAGTCAAGATCGACAGAGGCGCGCCTGCGATCGTGGCTGCAAGCGCCACAGGTGTCTCCAGCGCACCCATCGCAAGCTCGCGCGCTGACAACTCGGAGAGCTTGCGCTCTCGCGTCAGCGGTACGGCTGATTCTGACGTGTAAGGAATGTCGGCGTAGACGGGCTGTTCAACTTGCGAAAACTTCGCAAACGGGTTTGCGGTCGGCGTAGCAAACTGCGCAAACGGATTCTCAGCCATCATCGACCTCCAGCGCGCGCCGCTGCGGCTGCGCCGCGCCCGAATATTTCGTCAAATTGCGCGTCAGTGCCTTGGCCTTTCAGCAGTGCGTCAATCGCCGCTTGAGGCACCGCTGTAGCAGGCCCGCGCGGCGTAGCCGATCGGCCGCCAACGACTGGGCCTGCGGGCGCGGTAGTGGGGCGAGCGCGCTCAGATTCAAGAACACCGTACTTCTTCAGACGCGGGCTTTCGAAGATTGACTTGTCGCCTTCGCTCTTTAGCCAAGCATCTTCTGCGCCGCGCAGTGAGTTGTTGTTCTTAGGATCGCGCAGCCAATCCCGATAGAACTTGTCATGAGCGATTGCGCGTTCGGCTTGAGTGCGAGCAACATCAAGAATAAATTCCTTGGCGGATTTGGTGTTGCCCAAACGCGCGCCCATTTGCTCAATTCGTTTCGC